CGCGGGGCCGGTGGGAGCGGGGGGAGCCGGTGGTCAAAATAACGGCCCAAAAAGGGCAGATTTGGAGAGTGGGGGGACAACTGGGGGGACCACATTGGGGGGACAAAATTAAAAAAGTGGGGGGACAGATTTAGGGGAGTCAACAGCACAAAGCCGGGGGGTGGGAAAATACCCTTATTCCAAAATTAGATTGAAAAAACGGGGGTTCAGTGTGAGGAAAAATACCCCTAATTTTTGGTCGTAGCACTCCGGCAGACCACTAAAATCAAGGGGTTAGCATCGATAGCCTCAGATTTAAGAGGGGGTATACCCTTGAAAAAGGGGCCAAGGGGTATGCGCAGGGTGTCAACCGGGTAACGCATCAAGGTCGTTTCCGGCAATTATCTGGTGTGATGCGACGAGGTCCGACACACTCGTAAGTTCATCATGAATACAATCCGTGTACTTTTGCCTTTCATCAGATATAAGGCGGTTGACGACGACGTCTGCCAGCTCGACTGCCTGTGCAACACGTCTTTGTTTGGCAGTTGCTGTTTTCAGAGTCTTAATTTCGGTTTTCAATTTATTGCATGCACGCAGGAAGAATGCTGTTGCAGCTTCATCTCTGAATTTTGGAGAGGTGGCGATTTGTGGCTGATTTAGAATCAACCTAATGGTCGGAGAAATAGGCTTATCATAATATTTATTGGCATAAGTTTTTAAAGCCATTTCGATGCACTTGCTTTTATCAGCTTTGGCAGGAAGCGTGGAGGCAAGCTGTCCCAAGAAATCCAGTCGTTGGGTGAAAATATCCAATTTGACAGTCGAGTCTATGATCTGGAAGGATTCGAGCATCTTAAACATCATGACTGTGGCTCGTTTGTTTTCGGGGTTTGGTGTCAACTTCCAAAGGAGTACGCACAGAGCCAATATTATGAGAAGCGCTATCATGTCAATTAAGAGGACAAGAGAAGTTTTGAAACTTACGGCATAGATGTATTAAGGGGCAGATTCGATTGCGGCCGGGGCAAGGAGTTGTGTATTTTCGTTTACCACGGGGGGAAAGTTCCGAACTTCTGCAAGTTCTTGTTCAAGTTGCTCTACACGAGCCTTGAGTCTGCCGATTTTCTCAGATTGGTCACTAATACGAGCATTGGCGTTCTCAAGACTACTCATAAGTCTATCAACAATATATTCAGGTGTCTTTTCGGAGTCCTTTGTCTGAGGCTCAATTTTTGACTCAATATTTCGATTGGTTAAAACTTCATCCTTGGTGAGGAGCATAGGTCCTACCCCCCTCATAAGCCATTCGGCAGACAGTTGTGGATATGTGGTTAAAATCTTAACCAACATGTCGCCACCCGGTGCGGAACGTTGATTCGCGCCCTTGAAATTGCTGGCCTGCACGCCAGTAGCCTCATAAAAATCAACCCTCTTAATCCCCATTTGGGTTAAGAAGGACAAAATTTTTTCTTTTAAGGTTGAAATTTCTGCCATTTTATTTTGTAGGTTAAAATTTTATCCCTATCTTTGCAGCGGGTTCAGGAATGAACGAGCCGCCAAAGGTACAAAAATTTGGTGAGAATGGCAAGAGCAGGACTGAAGCCCGACACGGTAATAACCATAAACATAAAAGGAAAAATGACAAACGAAGAGAAGATTCAGGAGATCGACCGCCAGATAGAGCGCGTCATCAACCGTCAGGAGGAACGCATAGCCGACTATAGCCGCCAGATGGCGGAGGACTACTGCAACTTCTTCCATTGGCACGCCGGCGACATGTACGAGGCCCAAATGATCCGCGAGTATTTCGGGAACATCAAGGGGCTGACCGCCGGGGTCGAGATCGAGGAGGTGGCGAAGCGGCTGGACCGCATGATCCGGACCATCGAGACCGAGCTGATCAACCGCAGCAGCTTCGGAAGCTGCACGGACGAGGTCGTGAATCTGGAACACCGCCTGAAGTTGGAAGCCCAGCGCGCGATCCGCGAGAAGCTGCTGAGCATCCATACTATATGCAACCTCTAACGGAACGCGAGCTATGGAGAAGAAGAGCTACCGCATCAGGATCAACGACTACTACACGGACCCGGAGAAGTGCAACGAGATCAATCTTGGGATCGTGTACCCGACCCTTGAGATGGCGGCCGAAGCCGGCTGGTCGATTATAGAAGCTTTTGCCGCAATCCACGGACTCGGCTACGAGAACCAGGGGGACCAGTATATGGCCTACATAAAGGAGGGCGAAAAAGCGGGCTGGGGTGTATTGACGCTTGAGATATACGACAACGAGGGGAACCGATACGAAGACCTCTGACGATAAAGGGGGTGAGACCCAAGAGAGGGCCATCCCGGGGCAAGAGAGTCCCGAAACGGTGAAATTTTTATCACAATCAAATTTTTCCACAGCCCCCGGAATGCAAGCCCGGGGGCATCAGGGAGGGTAGTTCAGACGGAAGAACCCCGGAAGATGAACGCTCCGGTATAGCGCAGGTTCGACTCCTGCCCCTCCCACCAGATCAAAAAATCGACACGATGAACCAGGAAACAGAAAAACGGACCAGAAAGGCGCTGCGTAAGCTGCGGTCGACCCTGACGAAGCAGGGCGCGGAACTCGGCCTCGCGCTGAACGAGTGCGAGGAGGCAAGCGATGACTTCGAGCTGTGCAAAGACAAACTGTATGAGGCTGCGGTCGGCGTATGGTTCGCCGTGAATGAGACAATAGAGAAGATAGGTAAAACCCTAAATAATAAGGAATCATGAAAAGTAATAAAATCATAGCGATAGAAGGGGCAACCCGGATAGAGCTGGCAAAGCTGTTCAAGGTAACTGACAAGACGGTGTTTAACGCACTCTCCTTCAAGAGCAGCACCTCCGGGGTACAGCGCCGGATAAGAAAGGCCGCCATGGAGAGAGGCGGACGGCTGCTTGTAGATCTCACTGGACTTGAGACCTTCCACGACTTCGACGGCAGGATGCGCCAGTACCTGCCGAACGGCAGCTATATCGAGGTATGTCGGGCTGACAATACCGGGCACATCTACTTCAATGGGAAAGAGGTGGCACGCTATGACAAAGTGATTGTCCCAGCCACCATATACGCCATGCAGGAAAAGGCACTGACACTCAAATAACGATAAGAATGGAATATTGCAAGGGTATATACTGCATTTCCACGCGCGAGCTGATCGACGGGGGCATCATGACATACGGTGCCTATAAGAAAGCGGCCACGCGCAAGAATATAAATGTAGTGCAGCGCGGAGGCGGGGCGACCGGCTCCTATGCCCTTGTAGCCGTGGAATCGCTCAAGCCCGAGCAACGTCTCAAGGTAGACGAGGTATTTGGCGGAGCCGACGCGCACATAGCCGCGTGGGTAAGGAGCAACTACACCGAGGACCAGGAGGCTATGGCCTTCTTCAACAATCCCGAGAAGACCGGGGTCAGTGACATGCCGCTGAGCCGCCGGCGCGAATATATGGTAAACGCCTCGGTTCTGAACACCTGCATCCGGCTATATGACCGCGCGGCCACCGCGCAGCTGCTGTTTGGCGCGAGCTACGACTGGAGCCGGATGAGCAAGGTGATCGAGAGCCTCCGGGAACAGTTCGGGCATACGCTGCCGACCTCGGTGCTACGGTTTCGGCGCAAGGTCAGCGACTACCGCAAGTACGGCTACAAGGCACTTCTCAGCGGCAAATACGGCAACCAGTGCGCGCGACTGCTCACAAAGAAAGAGGAGCGCGTGCTGTTAGGCCTGACCGTACTTCCCAACAAGCCCTGGAACAAGAACGTACACGACATGTATGAAATGTTCGTCTGCGGCGAGCTCGACGTCTACGACCCCGAGACCGGCGAGATCCTGAACCCAGACATCTACGCCAGGAAAAAGAATGGTGAATTCTGGATACCGAGCGAGGCTACGATAACCAACTTCTTCAACCGGCCGGACATCCGGGCACTGATAGACGAGAGGCTGATGCCGAGCGTGGACTACTATCACGAGCAGATGCCGCACGTGCACCGTCACAACGGCACCTACGCCTTGTCGCAGATAACGATGGACGACGTGGATCTGAGCAGGAGGATGCACGGCAACGAATATGTGCACGCCTACTACGCCTACGACTCCGTGAGCCAGGTGGTGCTTGCGGCAAGCTACTCCATGAAGAAGGACGAGAGCCTCGTCGACGACTGCTTCCGTGAGATGTTCGCGCTCATCAAGCGGCGCCACTGGGGAATGCCCGCCGGCGTGGAGGTAGAGAACCGACCTGATGACACGCCACAGAGAAGGGCTGCTCGCCGAGGGCGTGGTATTCTCGAGGGTACGGTTCTGCGCCCCCCAGAACTCGCAGGAAAAACAGGCCGAGCCTCTGAACGGCGCCAAGAAGCGCAGCATCATCCACAAAAACCGCGAGGACATAGGCCGCTTCTACGGCAAAGGGAAGTGGCGCATCTATCAGAAGAAAGTCAGCGACTCGACCAACCAGCTCTACATGGACAAGAAGTATTACAGTTTCGAGGAACTCGTGGCCGATGACCGCGCCGACAACGAGGAATGGAACAACAGCCTCCATCCCGACCAGAAGAGATTTCCCGGCATGACGCGGTGGGAAGTACTGATCGCCAACATCAACCCGAATCTCCGGCCCTACGACGAGCGAACGCTCGCACGATACCTGGGCGAAGCCGTCAACACCACGGTGCGGCGCAATTCCTATGTGCGGGTCTGCTACTCCGACTGGTGGCTGAGCGCCCCCGAGATCCTTGAGAGACTCGCGCCGAACAATTACAAGGTGACCGCCTATTATCTGCCCGACGAAGAGGGGAACGCGGCGAACGTATATCTGTACCAGGGAGAACGCTATATCGACCAAGTGGAGAAGGTAGATACCTTCAATCGAGTTTATGCCGAACAGACCGAGGAAGACCGCGAGAAGTTCCGGCGCCAGGAGGAGAAGGTGATTGCCTTCAAGAAGTATATCGCCGACAGACGCATCAGCAGACTCGGCGTAATGCCGCGCGTGTCGGCCCCGGCGGATGAAGACGAGGACTTGGCCGTAGCGGCCCCGACGAACGCGACAGAGGGCGCGCGAAACGCGCGAGGAGGCATACGTGGTCGAAGACACGGAGAGCCGCGCCTACGCAGACATATAAACGACATTCAAACAATATTCAAATATGGTTACAACCGAAATCAAAAACAAGATCGTGGCCGCCATAGTGCAGGCCAGAGAGAACTATCCGAGCGACGCGAAGCACGCCGCGAGCCTCGGGATCAACGCCGGCGTATACAGCGCCATCCGGAACGGACAGACCGACCGGGTACTGAGCGACGCCAACTGGATAACGATAGCCAGGAAGTTAGGCGTTAGCCTCCGGGGAGAGATAGAATGGAAAGCGGCGAAGACCGAGACCTTCAAGTATATCACCACGCAGCTCGAGGCGATTCAGGAACGCGGACTGAGCACGATACTCTGCGACCTTCCGAACATCGGGAAGACCTTCACTGCGCGCCACTACGTCGGGACGCACGCCAACGCCGTATATATCGACTGCTCGCAGGTAAAGACGAAGCTGAAATTAGTGCGCCGGATCGCAGCCGAATTCGGCGTGGACAGCAAGGGCCGCTACGCCGACGTGTACGACGACCTGGTGTACTACCTGCGGAGCATAGACCGACCGCTTGTGATCCTTGACGAGGCCGGCGACCTGCAGTATGAAGCCTTCCTTGAGCTGAAGGCGCTATGGAACGCCACGGAGCGCTGCTGCGCGTGGTACATGATGGGCGCCGACGGACTGAAGGAGAAGATCCGGAGGAGCATCGAATGCCGTAAGGTGGGCTACACCGAGATGCTGAGCCGCTACGGGGACCGCTACTGCAAGGTAACGCCCGATGAGGCTAAGGACCGGGACGCCTTCCTGAAGGAACAGGCGCGGGTCGTGGCGAAGGTCAACGCTCCGGAAGGAGCACGACGTGTCGCAGATAGTCCGCAGGAGTGGCGGCGGACTGAGAAGAGTATATACCGAAATTGAAAAACTGAAACTGCAATGATCATGATAAGCGTACTTGAGAAACAATATATGGAGACGGTGATCCGGATGGGACGCCGTCTGAACAGCGGCGAGATCGACTGGGAGCAGCGCCGATACGAAATAGCCAAGGATATGATGGCGGCTATAATGAACAATCCCGACATAGCTGCCGGAGTGGCGTGCGAACCCGAACCGCGAGAGGGTATTCCGGCCACGCTCGCCAAACTTTCCCTGACCTTCGCTGACGCCCTCATGGCCGAATTGAAAAAGAATCCCGTAAAAGAGTGACCCATGCCGAAAAGAGCCTACAGTCCCGGGGATGTACTGAGCAAGACGTACACGTTGCTACCGTGGGGCAGCAAGTGGGCGGCGGCGTTCGGCTACCCGGAGATAAACGAGACGTGGCTGATCCATGGGCAATCGGCGCAAGGGAAGAGCAGCTTCGCGATGCAGCTTGCCCGGGAACTGTGCAACTACGGGACGGTGCTCTACATGAGTTACGAGGAGGGAGTGAGTCAGTCGTTTCAAAAACGGCTAAAAACCTTCCGCATGAACGAAGTTCAGGGCCGCTTCCGGATAGCCACAGACGATACCATCGAGGAGTTAGGGAAGCGGCTGGCATGCAAGAAGAGTCCCCGGTTCGTCATAGTCGACAGCTTTCAGAAAGCCGGGTGGAGTTATGAGGCGACCATGGAGCTGATAAAGAGGTTCAAGCGCAAGAGTTTCATCTTCATATCGCAGGAGCATAAGGGTCAGCCGATGGGCAAAGCAGCCATCCGCCTGAAATACGAAGCCGGGGTAAAGGTGCGCGTCAGCGGCTATAAGGCATACTGTCAGGGACGATTCATTCCGGAAGCCGGCGTATATTACACCGTATGGGAAGAAGGAATATTAAGAACCACAAACAAATTAGGATAATATGACTAAGACACAGAAAGCCGAGGTGGTGGGCTATTTCACCATGACAATTATTTCCAAAGTTCCTGGCAGCAGAAGCCGAACGATACAGACCATTCGCGTGGGGTTCTGCGGATACGTGAATAAACTGGAACTTGAATCTGCAAAGAGGGAACTTGCCAAGAAGCTCAAAGAGTCGGCAAGCAAGGAATACCCGGCAAATTATCATTTGGAAGTCCGGGCAAGAGTGACGACGACAGAGTGTGATTGGATAATAAACGGAAACAAAGATGCAAAAGGAGATAAGTAACTACGGGCGGTTCTGGACCGCATTCAACAGTCTGCGGATACCGGGCGACGCCGAAGACTACAAGCGGATGTTCGTGTCGCAGTTCACGAACGGGACGCACGGAAAGTCTGCACGAGATGACACGGGCCGAGTATGACCGGATGTGCGACGCCGTGGAGGAGCGCAGCGGGCGGAAGGCTGAGCTCCGGAAGCAACGGAGCCGGACCCTCCGGCTGATGCAGCAGATGGGAATCGACACGACCGACTGGGCGAAGATCGACGACTTCTGCAGGAATCCGCGGATCATGGGGAAAGTGTTCCGGCACATAACGGTGGACGAGCACGGCGCCCTCCAGCGCAAACTGCGGGCGATAATGGCAAAAGACCGGGAGGTCCGCCAGGAAGCGGGCCTCCGAGCCGAAGCCGGCGGAGCAGAAGACCG